TGATAATTGTACGGGCTTTGATGTAATGTTTTCGATTAGGGTAATCTTTGAATTAAATATATCTTTAATATCATATCCATCGGTTCTTTTCGATTCAAATACCTTATATATCGATGCCAATACTTTATAATTAGTAATTGGTGAAGACAAAAATTGTTCAATATCAAATTTTGTAGAAATTTCTTTAATAAGGTTAAATTTCTCTTTTGATAGTGCTAATTGATTTAATTTAGCATGCGCATCGCATACCGTTTCTACCAATCTATCCGCTTTTGTTTCGGAACTATATTTTTCCTTCAACAATATATCATAAAGACGTAATTCTTTGTTTAACTCTGTATTTGGAGCAAAGAACTCTTTTACGATGTTTTTAGCGTTTTCGTTTTTATCTCCATTAAGAACTTCCAATGTTATTTGTCTTACTAAAAGCTCAAATAACACCCCAGTGTTCTTAAACTTGGAATGTTTAATTTTTTTCATTTATCTACCCTATATTTATTCTACCATATAAACTAACACATATAAATATAAACAAATTTTTCTTTATTAAATTTTAGTTTCATCTAATAGGTTTTTTTCATCAAGCATAGATGATTTTTCATTCAAAACCTTCTTTTTCGATGAAATTCCGTTTATATATTCTCTTGCTAGTTTTTTAGCGTTTGTGTTTAAGTTCCTGTCATCTCTCTTTCTATCCTTATGATTTTCCATATCACCCAATGGGTCTCTACCATACGGATGCTTATCTTTACCATAAGTATTACCTTCTCTCGGTCTTCCAATTCCCCTATTCAATTCAATTTCAGTTTTTAATTTACTGATTTCCTCCTCTACATTTTGTTGTTGTGGTGGATTTGCTGGGTCTTGTCCTTGCTGTTCAATTGAAGTATGTCTGAAACGGTCTTTAAGGTCTAATATCACTTTTGCTCTTTCAATATCGATTTCATCCTGTGATAAGCCAAATACATTGTTATACGCCCAATCCGATGATAACATATTAAGTGCCTTAACATCCGATGCTAATCTTACCTTCTCACTCCACAAATTAACCTTTTCTTGTTCATAAATTGTAGAAGCGTTTGTCAAACTTAATTCAAAGTTTGTCATTTCTGAATCTTCGATACCATTTGCTGCTAAATGAACTACTGCAATCTTTGCCAATTCACTAACAACGGTTCTTTGGATTCTTTCAATGGTTCTAGCAAAACGAACATCTTCTGCTGCCAATGTAGCTTTACCATTAACATTCTCATCATACGATAAGTACGCTTTTGGAACTCTTAATGCTGCAAATAATTTTGCTCTTAAGTATTCAATATCTTCAATAGCTGCGTACTCTAAACCTTGTAGGTTTTCAATAGATGTACCACTATCACTACCACGTACAGGTAAGAAGAAGTCTTCAGTAAGATTCTGAATATTGTATTTTAAGTTATAATCACCGGTATCTTTATTAACAAATGGAGTTTTTTTCATTTTGTTAATAATCTTCTGCATATAGTTATCAACCTCAACAGGTGGGATATTACCGATATCAATTTTAAACACCCTTTTTTCCGGTGCTCTCATAATACGATGGATTAACATCGCATCTTCCATAAGAGATAATTGTTTCCAAATTCTTCTTGCACCTTCTACCATTGATTTACCATAAGGCAGAAAGTTTGTATCGGATAACATACGAAAGTGAGCCATCTCATATTGCTCATATTCCTGTTTTCCAAAACGGTCTAACTCTACTTTATATTTAACATAATCCGGATTATTTGGGTCAGTACCTTCCAATCGTTCTACATTATAAGTTGAGTGGGGGGCTACGTTAATAATACCTTTACCAGGCATAATTTCTAATGCCAAAAATGCATCTCCATATTTTACTAAGTTTCTAATCCAAGGCCATAAGTTAAACTCCACATTCATTATATCATAAAATAGGTTATGTAGTATTTCTCTTACGTTTTCGTTTGTGGATTTAATTTGAAGTACATCACCATATTCGTTCTTAGTTGTACTTTCATCTGCATATATATCCAATGCTGACCCTATAATTGGGTCCATATCCATAGCATCATAATCTCTGAAAAGTTCTCTACGAACTTGATGATACGCCATTGATTGCGCACCTTGGTGTGTTTCGTAGTAAGACCTTTGTAATTTTGTGTACCTATCTCTAAGGTTCACAAAGTTTGTATTTGTTTGTCTATCCTCAACATCAACTACTCTACGTTTACCATCTTTATCAATGGTTACGATTGCGTTTGTTGAAAATAGTTTTTTAAGTCTCCCAAAAAAACTTCTATCATCTTGGTTTTGTTCTGCCATAATTTATTTACCATTTTCTGCAAGACCAATATCTTGCTTTTGTTCTAGGACCTGGGTTTTCACAATTGTGTCTTGCTCTGAAAGATTTTCTTCTTTCTGGATTTGATTTTTTAATTTTTGCTCCCTTTTCACCGAAGTTTACTTTAATTACTTTTCCAGTTTTTGGGTTTTTAACATAAACCTTAAATTTCTTAACATCACCTTGTGTTGGTTTTCCCAATTTTACTTCTCTACCCTGATATTCAGCTTCAAACACACAAGGGCAATTTGCTTCGGTTAGTTCATTTGAATAAGATTTAAGATAATTGATAAAATCATCCATATCTTCCTGCTCAACATCTAATTCATCATAGTCATCAATCGGATTGTCTTGCGGAGTATCTCCCATAGCGTAAGCCTGGTCAACATATTCATCTTCATTTAAGATATTTGTTAATCTAATCATAGAATTTCTATTTTGGCATATACCATAAATATCAACATTTATTAAAACACTATAATTTATAACCACTGTGATAAATCCTCAAAGTCATCTCCTACTCTCATTTTCCAAGGATTATCACTTCTATCCGATGGTCCATATACTCCCTCATATTGTTGATTTGATGATATACTACCTAAAGTTCTTTTCGTCAAATCAATTCCTTCTTGTCTTAAACGGAGTGCAGTATCTCTAACCCATAAACCAATACAAAACGCCATTGTTAAGTCATCGTTATACCCTTTCATTGCTTCTGCTCTACCATTCATAAATATAAATGTAAACAGTTCATCAATCAAACGATTTGAACGAATTACAACGGATTTTTCTCTAAAGTATTCATCTAATTTAGATACAATTAAAGGTCTAGTTTTAGAAGTAGTTGAAAATCCAGCTACCATTTGTCTTTCATCGGAACGATATTTATTTCTTAATTGGTTTTCAACATCCACATATTTCAAATCCTTACTCATATAGAATAAGTTTTTATACTGCCTATCTATGACTTGTTGAATACAAGCCCATCCAATGTTTGCGTTTTCTATTACAAGTAACGCATCATTGTATTGTGTAGATAATTCAACTAAAAAGTTTCCAAAATCTTTTGTATCAACTTTTCCTTTGTATTCAGCTACCTGCGTACAACTTGTGATATCCATAACATGAGCTGCAGAATAATCCGAACCGTCTCCTCTGGCCACATCGGCTACCACCATATAAGAACCATTTGCAGTAGGATATTCCCACCTCCAAAGGTTTCCATCAAATCCAGTCTTTTCTAATGGGTCTTGACAATAGCTCTCTTTATAGAACATTAATAATTCAGGATCTATAACCGTATCACCAGATGATACGAAATCACAATCACATTCTTGAGCAGCTTTCTTTGCACCTAATAGTTTTTCTTGTTCAGCTCTCCACGCATCTCCTCTTTCAGGATGAACTGTCCAATGTAATCTAATTGTATTAAATGGATTCTGCCCTTCTTCCGCTCCCAACCAAGTTTTATGAAACCAGTTACCCACACCATTTGGAGTAGATAATGCAATACAACTACCACCCGTTGATAAAGTAGATTGAGCCGCTACCCAAATTTCATCGATATCATCAATAAAGGCGGCCTCATCAAATATTAGAAGTGATAGGGCTTCAGAACGTCCTGCGTCAGGAGAACTAGCAATAGCCTTAATTTGAGAACCATTATTTAAACGAAGGGAAAGTTTATTATCTTCCAAAGAACCACCTTTTAACCAAGAAGGAAGTAATTCATGCATTACTCTTACCTTTGTTACTAAGTTCTTTGCAACATCTTGTTTCGTTGCGATAACCAATACGTTAAAATCCGAATTGAATATCATTTTCCAAAGTGCGTACCCAGCCGATAAGGTTGAGATACCAGTTTGACGTGATTTCAATACTATATTAAATCGGTTATCTTTAAATTGAGTTAGTGTATTTTCCTGAAACGGGAAAAGGTGAAAAGGTATCTTATCTCTCACCGGATGCTGAATCATACAATATTTTTTCATAAAGTGAATCGGGTCTACCGCACACTTTTTATATTCATCAGCAATAATCTCTTTTAGAGATTTCTTTTGTGTTATACCAGTACTCATATTAATCAACTGGTGGTTTAACTAAATCGTAATCTTTATCTTTCAACTTATCCCAAGCCTCATTTCTTAGTTTGATTGCTTGTTGAATTTCTTCTTCAAAACGAGTTATATCTGCTAGGATTTCTGCTTTTAATTCCGTTACATCTCTTTCCATACTCCACTTTTCAATCGTACCATCCTCATTTACAACTTCGTATGTTTGTTTAGCATCGTTATATGCCTGTTGGAACTGTGAAACTACATCTTTACCATAGGAAATCATATTATTATATATCTTATAATCTTCATACGCTTCCCACAAACCATCTAATTTAATTTTAGTTTCTTTTTTGGCCAAACAAGTTGTACAATATCCTGTTTTAGATATTAATTTTTTATCAACTCTATTTAGCTGAATAGTGTTACAATCATCGGCTTTACAACTATTTAATTTAGCCAAATACGCCCTCGTTTCGGCCATTATATCCCCCAATTCAGATACTTCTATCTTACCACCGGCGTGTTGTTCCCAAGATTTACCATTTTCATCAGTCCATCTTTCGCCAACTTTT